CGACCATGTACTACAACACTCTGACGGACGAGACATACACGGTCTCGGTACTGAATCCTGGCACGTCTGGCGTCGGCACCTACACCGTGCAGAACTCTGGTTTGGAAGACGTCATCGTCCCCATCTCCCGCACATCATCCAAGGGTGCAGGTTTGACGGGTGTGACCGTTGAGTTCCCCTCAGGCTCTGAACTCACCCCTGATGTGAGGTTCGAGGTCCCGTTCAATACGGACAACTTCACAGGCCCAGTTGAAGAAATCGTCACGGTTCGGTTTGAATCTCGTGAAAAGTCCTTGGCTCGTTTCACCTTCCCAGGTGCTGGACCCTACGAGTTCATCCCGAACCAGTCGGATCACCTGGCCTTGACGGTTCACTCGTCAGTGATCGATGCCGCGGGCATTGACTTGCAAGCTCCCTCGAAGGTCACCTTGCATCCTGGTGGCTACTTCGGTTGCTTGGTGTCGGACGAGATCGTCTACGAAGGCGGTGTGGCGACCAACCCAGGTGCGGGATACGACATCAGCGATGAGACCTTTGACCTGGAACTGGACGGCGTTGATGTCCCTGTCAGGACGATGATCAAGACGGCGGCATCGGTTGCCGATTTCGTCACCTCGATCAACTTGGCGGCGGGCGGTTTCCACGCCAATGTAGACGCAGGTCAAGTGGCCAACGACACCACGGTCCTGTTGACGGCTGCCGATACCATCGGCACGACGGCTGCCTACAACGATCACTACAAGGATTGGAAGATCGTCATCGGCAACACGGCGACGGTCGCGGGCGTTCGGGGCGTCACCCGCACCATCACAGCGTTCAACGCTGTGACGTCTACCATCACGGTAGACCCTGTGTTCCCAGCCAATGTGACGGCAGCGGACGAGTTCTACATCTACAACCCGGCCACGCGGGCTGCTTTGACGGGCAAGACCAAGTTCAATGCTCCTGTGACCTTGGCCGCAGGCAAGTTTGACAGCTTGAAGATCGTCTACAAGGGTGACGTGGCGGGATCGGCCACACTGACCCTGACGGCGGGCACGTCACTGGCGGCGGGCACTTATGCTACGGCGGCGGACCTGGCGGCGGAAGTCACGTCCAAGATTGCAGCCCGAGTGGCATTGGCCGCTGTTGGGTTCAAGGGCTTGGTCATTGAATGCGTCGCCAATGCGGATGATCAGCTGGAGTTCCGTTTGCAACTCGCGGGCAATGACTCGACTGGATACATCCAGTTCGTCAACGACGCTGGTGCCGCTTTGGAATTCACCACTCTGGCGGGCATCGACGCCGCAGCGGTTGTGGACACAGCACAGGCCATCCTGACCCAAGGCCCCGTGGCTTGGTATCGCACATGTGCAGGCACCAACGATCGGTTGTACGACCGCTTGTTGATCCGCAACCGCATCATCCCTGGTGCGAGCAACCTGCCAGGCTATGACAACTACTCGGCGGTCGAAGCCGTCAAGGTCAAGTCCACCAACGCTCACTCTGGGTTGACGGTTGGCATGGTATCCCCATCGGGCTACATGGCGACGGTTCACCCGGCGACCTTGACCAGCCAGATCGGCTTCTCTGGCGGCCAGAAGGCGGTGACGTTCCAACCGATCATCACGTTCTACGACGGGACGGGGGCACACTCGGCCAACAACACGTTCAACTTCGAGTTGGACGGCTACCCTGTGGCCGTGACCTTCGCGGACGTGGGCGGCTTGGGCACACAGTGGTCTTTGGGCCCGGCAGCGGGTACGTCCAACGGCACCATCCTGGACGAGATCATTGACGCCATCGCGGCCATCCCTGGTGCTCCCTACGGCAACGCGGCTGCGGTCTTCGCTGCTGGTTTGGTGTACCAGTACGGTGCGGGCATCTACCTGTCCTCGGGCCGCACGGACACCTTGTCCAAGCTGTCCATCACCAGTGGTTCGGCGTTGACCTTGTTGGGCTTCGTGGCGGGTCAAACGGCTCTTCGCACATTGACATCCCCCAAGGAAGTCGCGGCGGCGTTGATGTCCAACGCATCAGGCCCAACGCCTGTTGCCTGGATGCACAACCCTGCGGCGGCGGATGTGGGTTCCTTCGCGAACCCCAATGCCAACAGCTTCGGCATTGCCACCACGGTCTTTGACGACACGGGTGCCGAGTTCCTGTACATCCAAGACTTGCCGATCAATGCGGCGGCCTTGGGAACGGCATCCAACATCTCGGTGCAAGACACCACGGGTGACATCGCCAACGCTCTCCGCTACACGACGGGCCTCGGTGCCTTGAATGATGACGGCAGCGTAGGGGATGCGGCGGTTTCAGGCTTCTACGTCAAGTCCAACGTGGCCAACGGGTCTGGGTCCATCGACAACTCGATTCTGTCGGCCTTCGGTGTCGGCGGCCAAGATGGCGTGGTGGGTCAGACCTATAGGGACTTGGTGACGGGTTTGACCTTCACGGTTCTGCCTCGTGGTTGGGCGACCAACAAGACCGGGCCATGGGTTGCCTACCCGACGGGATCGACGGCGACGTTCCTGATCAACGTGTCCAAGACGTTCACCACGAATGCCAATATCCCGAACAACGCCATCCCAGGTTTGGAGCTGATCGTTGCCAACACCTTCGATGCGTCGGTGGGTGACACGGGCATCGTGACGACATTCGAGCGGGGCGGCAATGAACCCGCCAACGGGGATGTCTACTACGTCACCTACGTCTACACGAAGCAGGACTTCTCGACGCAGTTCTACAGCAAGATGTCCACCATCGAGAAGGCGTTTGGTTCTGCCACCCCGGACAACCCCGTGTCCTTGGCCGCCTACCTGGCGATCTTGAACGGGGCCGTGGTTGTCGGTATCAAGCAGGTGCAGCGTGCCGAGGGTGAAAGCCAGGCTTCCATCACGACCTACCGTGACGCCATCACGGAACTCGAGGGTGTGCTGCCTGGTCAGGTACAACCCGACATCATCACCTTGATGCGTGGGGATTCGACGGACCTCTACAGCTACCTGAAGAGGTCCTGCGAAATCCAGTCGTCCATCCGCTATCGTGCGGAACGGACGGCCATCATTGGGACGACGGCGGGCACGACCCCGGCTGGTGTGATGAGCTTGGCCCAAACCATGTCATCTACCCGCGTGCGGTTGGTTTACCCTGATATGGCGACCCTGAACATTCAGGACGCCCTGGGCAACACCAAGGAGTACCTGGTGGACGGTCCGTACCTGGCCGCGGCGTTGACGGGGTCCATCGTGTCCCCCAACGCGGACGTAGCAACGCCTTGGACGGGTCGCCGTCTGGTAGGCTTCACGCAGTTGGCTCGTCAACTGGATGCCGTTCAGGCGAACCAGGTGGCCACCAAGGGCGTGACGATTCTGCAAGACCAGCCGCCCTTCATCAAGGTTCGCCATGGCTTGACGACCGACATGACCAACATCCTGACCAAGCTGCCCACCATCGTCATGATTGCCGATGAAGTGCAACGTCAAGCCCGTTCGGTCTTGGAAGTGTTTGTCGGGTTGAAGTTCCTGCCTGGCATCATGTCGCAGATCGAAGGCCGGTTGTCGATGATGATGAAGTCCCTGGTGTCGGCCCAGATCATCACGGCGTACACGGGCATCAAGGCGAACGTCTCGGCGGACGACCCCACGGTCGCGGAAGTCGAAGCGTTTTACAGCCCCGTGTTCCCCTTGTTGTACATCGTCCTGACGTTCCACCTCCGTAGCAGCCTGTAATCCAAAGGTGAGGTAGGATGATCACACCCATCCTACCTCACCTCCCATTTGGAGGGTACATGATTCGTGAAGCATTGATTCGATTGGCGAACGAGCACCCAGAATTCCGCAAGCACTTGATCCCTCTGATTAGGGGGGAACATGTCGCTAAGGAATTCACCAACAAGAAGCAATTGGACCAGTACTTGAAGGATCACCCCAAGGCGGATCGGCAATTGCACACCGTCAAGGATGAAAATGGAGGCGGCCCGAAGAAGGACGATGCTCCTCCTTCAGGTAAGAAGGGCCCGGACGACGCAGACAAGGGGGAGGGCCAAGGTGGTGCAGGCCCTGGCAAGGTAAACCCCGAGAAGAACGAAAAGAAGGTCAAGGCTTTGCCCGAGGACTTGCAGAAGAAGCTGCTGGATGGCTACAAGCTTGACTTGAAGGTCGTTGAAGACGATGACTTGGATCGGGCCATTGACGTCGCGAAGAAGTTGTCTGAAGGCATCGACAAAAGTGCCGATGTTTGCAAGGTATCTCCCCCTGTATGCAACGGAAACTTGGGCTTGACTCGGGCCCAGATGCCACAAATCCCTGGTGACATGTCCGTCAAAAAGATGTTGAAGGCCACGAAGAAAGACGGGTCCTCTGATGAAAAGACTCGTGCGAAGGGCCAAGCCGCGATTGACGCTGGTGCAGACCCTGATGAAGACCGCACCTTGTCCAACATCATGTTGGATCTATTCCGCAAGCAAGGTGTGAAGGTCCAGGAGAAGGAAATGAAGGCGGGCAAGCTGAAAGCCACGCAGGCGGAGATCCAAGCCAAGAAGACCATCGAGTTCGCGGACTCGTACTTGTCGGGCACCTTCCAAAGCATCGGACAGCAGATCGTCATCTCCAAGGACGGTCACATCCTGGACGGCCACCATCGGTGGGCGGCTTTGTTGACGGCTGATCC